CTTTCTATTCTGTATGAAGTGGTAGAATCAGTCTCAACATCAAAGTTTAATACAACATGACAAGTTCCATTCGTGAAAGAATTGTGTATTAAATCTTTCTTCAACTCTCTTATAGTTGTACCAAAAATTGCGAAATATAAAGACTCTGCCAAACCACTTTTACCAACCCCGTTTTGTCTGTCTGATTTATCTCGGTTTACACCAGTAATAACATGCAAACCATTATCAAAATTCAATTTAACTTCTTCATTACCAAATGAAAGAAAATTGCGAATACTGATATCTTTGAATTTTACGTATTTCATTTAATTTTTTGATTTCCTATACAAATCAATCGTATAATTGATTAGTTCTTGTTTGTTGTTGATATCCATCAAATCTATGAATTCAATGATAGCTTGTTCTATATCAATACCAGAAAAGTCCTTTCTGTTTTCTGGCATATTGTATTCACTAATATCATTTTCATACTCAACTAAAAATTCTATTGGCTTTAATGTCTTTAATTTATTAATTAAAAATTCTATATCTTCAGAAGAGATCCTTCTGTCTATTTTTAATTTAACTAAATTATTTGCGAATAGATTTTTGACATTTTCATTTATTGTCTTTTCTGAAATTAAGAACGACAATGAAATATTGTTATGTTTGGGAGAATTTAAATTCTCATAAAAATCATACTTATGTGTATTTAAATCTAATGTGTAATACCCTTTTGAAGACCCAGAATCATTATAATCCATTTCAAATGGATTACCCACATACACAATACTGCCATTTTTATATTTCCTTTCATCTCTTAAATGGAAATGACCAGAGAAAACTAATGGTGATTTTTTAAGAAGGTCTTTGGGTTCTATGCCATCTTCACATAAAAAGAAGGTATTCATTTTGAATAAATTAATTTCAAAATGACCGAAGATAACATCCGACACTGGAATGTTATCAACTTCTGTTCCCCATGGAACAAATGTATATTTCTTATTATTATTTTCTATTGTTTGGAGATTCTCTACAATAGTAACATTTTTCCAATTTCTAAATGGAGATAATGAATTGATTTGAGAACTATCTCTGAGATAGCAGTCATGATTTCCCGTAATCATAATTACGTTGAAATCGGAAAACATATCCAACAAGTCAGAAGCAAAATGTAGAGTATCTACCGATACTTCATCCCTAAAATGAAAAAAATCGCCACAAAACACAATATCTTGTATTTCATGGCGTTTAACTTCCGATATGAACCACTTAGCCCAATCTTTTGATATATCGTGCCAAAATTTTGAATTTTTATGAACTCCTATATGGATATCAGAAAATATCGCAACTTTTGATCCTCTGAAATATGACATTCCGAGGATTATACCTCATTTGAATGAGTTTTTCAATCACAAAAAGCATCTTCTTCCGTAGAATCAATAATTGGCTTAACGTATATATGTCCTTCAGAAGTGGACAAAATTTCTTCGTATTTTCTCTCTCTATATTCTACCAAAGTTTCGTGATGCTTCTTTTCTTTTTTTATTCGATTTATGAATGCATGAAATGCTATAGTTGTAAAATATCCAAATGGAGAACTCTCACTATTCACATCATATTTCTTTCTTTTTAATGCACTAAACATCTTAATTAGCGCGTCTCCAACCATTTCTTCTTTGTATGAATAATTAATAAATTTTGGGTTATAACTTAACCCATGTGAAATTTTATTAAGACAATCACCCAAATAATTTGTACAATGACCAGTCTTATAATAAGTAACTATTTCCTCTTTAAATTTAGAAGGATCCACATAGTAATCCTGCTTATTCTTTTTTGTAGGCTTTATTAATTCAACAGCTTCCGTATCATTCAATAAATCATCTAATATATCATCATTATCTAAACTTTCTTTTGGAATTGATTTTTTTCTAGGCATAAATTATAATCTTAATTATAATATAATAATCTTAATATTCAATCATTTTTCAACAATAATATGTTCAGTATAACAAATTTTTTCTTTGTTATATATTTCTTTTCTTTTGATTGAATGCTTCAATCCATATTCTAGATTATCTGCTAAATCAATAATGATCAATTTCTGTTTATCTGAATGTAAACGCAATCCACGACCAATTGATTGAACAACTCGAATAAAACTCTTACCTCCAGATGCAAATAAAATCATGTGGATGTTCTTAATATTAACGCCAGTAGAAAATATGGAACTCATAGCAATACAAACAACATTTGTATTTTTTTCCATCATATCTTTTATTTCGTTCCTAATATCAACTTCGACATCACCTTTGATAAAAAATACCATTCTATCGGTAAGTTTATCTTTTAATAAATTGTATAATCTTTCACCATGGTCCAAATGATTTACAAGCACTAATGAATTGTTTTTGAAATTTGTACATGTCGTAGAAATGACTTTGTTCCTAAATGAATTTGAATAGATGAAATCTAGTTCGTTTCTATATTTTTCATTTTTTCCATTTGATATTACAGGTCTAATTGGTTTTGTATTGTATTGTATTTCAAATATTTTTACGGCAACAGTTGTGAGAAAGTTTTCTTCTCTCAATGAATGAGAAGACTTTTCAATAAGAACTGGACCTATTTTCCCAATAATGTTCCATTTATCAATTTGTGATTCTGGTAATGTTCCAGTAAAACCAAACTTATTATCGGTATTGATTTTTTGTACCAATTTTGTGATTTTATTGCCGCTGGTCAATTTATGACATTCGTCAACAATCACAACATCGACAAATCTAAGCCAATCATTTTCTTCAAATTTACTCTGAAGAATAGCTGAGTTTGCTATGATAATGTTTGCCAATAGATCTGGTTTATTCGATCCAGTCCACTTGGTTTTTGTAAACGAAATATTATATTCAGAAAAGTCATTGAATGTTTGGTCAACCAGACCCAAATCTGGAACAATAACCAAACATTTAAAAGTGTTTTTGTTTTTAACTCTTTTGTAGATATTCTCTATAAGAGAAGCTATTATCAGTGTTTTGCCTGCACCTGTACCCAATATGCATACACCCCTGCCTTTATCGAGACACAAATTGACCGCATCCTTTTGATAATCTCTCAAAGGTAGTGCCAATTCCGATATGATATCGGATTCAAAATTTGGATTTAATACTGCTTTTGTTTCTTCAGAAATATCAAACTTTGTATTATATTGTTTTAATAAAATGTATTTCTGTATTTCTCCCAATAATCCAATATCAAATTGACCAGTTGGTGTAATTGAATACAATCTCTTTGGTATAAATCTAAAACTTCTATTAAATTTCGCGGAGGGATTTTCGACAGAAAAATGCTCTCTTATTTCTGAAAAATAATCTCCAGAAATTATAGCTTTTTTCTTTTTTCTGTCGTATGAGATTGATATCATTACATTTGCTCCATTGTCATAATTGCTGTGATATTTTTAATGTCATAAGTTAATGAAGAAAATGTCTTTTCGGTTTTCTCTAAAAGTTCTATGATAAGTTCATTTTCCTTTATGGCATCATTTATTTCTTGAATTTGAGGCGTTTCTTCTATAGTTTTTTCTAAGTTAATTTTTGATAAAATTACAGGTGTTTTATGTTCTGCCGTTTGCAGCAACATTTTAGTTAAAGATTTCTTTTTCTTTTTTAATTTATCCAATTCGATTTTATGATTTATTAATCTAGCTACCCAAAAATGTTTCCTAGCAGGAGTACGCATCTGAACATCTTTGATGTTAATTTCATCGATTTTCAGATCTTCTGCTATTTCTTTTATGTACTTTTGTAACAATTCCATTATTTCTATTATAAATAGATAATAGAAAAATCAATGGACTGTTTTAATAAATTATACAATTTTTTGATGGAAAATATGATGGCATCTACTGCTTTTGGTACTAATCAGACAGCAGATGGTGAAACACATGCACATGGCGATTTTGGAAATCAATTCCCATCTAATAATAGTAAAGCATATGGAGAAAAAAACGGTGCTATAATTCCAAAATCATTATTTGGGAATGTAATTCAAAGAAGAACACAAAATAACAATAAACGCAAAAAACGCAAAAAATAATCCTAAATAGGATTATGATTGACTTGGGACATTGGGAATGTAAAATTCCAATACCAGAAAACCCATTTGGTATGGTTTATGTTATAACCAATATAATTGATAACAAAAAATATATTGGAAAAAAACAAATGCTTACAAAAAAGCGCAAACCCCCTTTAAAGGGTAAAAAGCGTAAGCGAATTAGTATTGTTGAGACTGATTGGAAAACATATACAAGCAGTTCTTCAGAACTCAACGAAGATATTAAGAAACACGGAAAAGACAATTTTAAATTCGAAATAATACGATTTTGTAATTCAAAATCCGAAATGGCTTATTTTGAAGCTAAAGAACAATTCGATAAAGATGCTTTGATTAGAGAAGATTATTACAACGGGATTGTAAATTTACGAATATCGAAAATAAAATTTTAAAATGGGTATTGCAATTTTTGGACATCACATAAATAAAAATGTGTTTGGAAATAAAAAAAATTATTGACAATTTTAAAAAACACAGTATAATTATTTTAAGGAAATAATAAATTGGAAAATATTATACTTAAAGAATATAATCTAAATATAATAAATCTAAATTCTATTTTAAGGAACAAAATAGAAATAGATATTACAAATTTTATATATCTATATAATTTGGAAGTATCTTTAAAATCTAAAGATACAAAGAAAATAATATTACATTTCTTATTACAAGAAATACTGAATTATATAAATTCAGAATATAACAATATTATTGTGATTAGAAATGACTACAAATGTAATCATTTGGATTATTGGGATAATTCTGAAGAATGTAATATATTATTACACAATATAATTAAAATTATAGCAAATAAATTGGATTTGCCGATTATATGTATCGAATCAACTCTAATAATTGATAAAGATTTCATCTACAGAATGAAAAATATAGCAGAGAATAAATCCAAAAATATTATACCTCGTATGTCCAAGTTTCTTCAAAGAAACGATTTAACTAAACTTTCGGAAAATCTAAAAAAAGATCCTTCGATTAAATTGAAACTATATAGGATTTAATTTAATCGTATATCGCTAAATAATAACATGACATTTTTGAATCTCATAAAAGAGACCTATTCCATTTTGGAAGCACCAGAAACGCCCCAAGATGCTGCTATGCCCGATCAAGCACAACAGCAACAAGCACCTGCGGAGAATATTAATCCGGATGATTTCAAGAAACAAATGGAAAATCAAATGGAAGTTTTGGGTTCTGTATTGAAAACCACTTTTCTGATATTAGCACAAGGCAGTAAAGAACTTAGTAGTGATAGTATGCTTCGAACTTTTGTAAATAGAATGAAAGAAGCATCGGACCTTGTAGACGTTGATTTACCAAAAGCATTGAGTGATTTCGATCAAGTTTTGAAAGATGAATCATCTAAATTTGGTGTTTCATATGATTTAAATACATTAAAACCAGATTAATTATGAATACGGAAAATTTCGACAATAAAGTTAATGCACTGCTCAAAAAGTATATCTTTTCTGAAGATATGTCTTCTCCAGAAGTAAACAAAATTGCAGAAAAAATTAAAGAAACGAGAAGACAAGCATTGAACGACCCTAAAAAAGCAGCGAACGATAAAGCTAAAATAGCTGCCATGTTGAATGGTGAAGATGGTGACGATAAGAAAAATACCCCCGCTAATCAAAAACCAGCAATTTAAAAATGAGCAAATTTTCACAATTATTAGAGAATGCTTTTAATTCTAACAATTTAAAAAAAGTTAGATTAAAGGTGGATCCTGCTTTTTGTGAAAGAGGAGAAATATCCAAATTCCAAGGATATGAAGGTTACATTCTAGCAGAGAAAGACGGGGAATATAAAATATACTTCGAAGATTTCAATGGGGAAATTGCAATCATACCACATGATATGTTGGACGCAAAAAGTGGTTTGACTAAATTGGAGAGATTGAAATTGTGCGCTGCAAAATATTTAAAAGGTCTGGGCGTTGATTGTAATAATGTAATATATCAATTGATTATTAATAGTCCTAATATCGAAACATTTGAAAGTTTCATATTGAATAATGGATATACTGAAAAGGATTTATTGAATATTTACAGAAGCGATTATTATGAAGAGATTTAATGAGAAATACGAAACTCTAATTGTTGGTTATCAATTGGATGAAGGTATTCTTCAATCTATAGGACAAGGATTTAAAAATTTGGGGATGGGTATAGTTAATAGGTTGGGTGATGCTGCTACAAAGAATTGGAGAGAATTGACTGGCAATGTCAAAAAAATTGATGTTAAAAGTGAAATATCCAACATTGAAAAAATTGTAAGAAATGACCCAAATTCAATTAAAATAGAAGGTATACCAAATTTTTTAACAATTAATGGGAAAACTTTCCAATTTAAAAGGGAAAATGTAATCACAATTTTAAAAAATCCAAATTTCAAAAATATGCCAACTTTGAACTTTTTGGATGAAATTTTAATTGCTGCTAAAAATATCGGTGCGCCAAATATATTGCCTTTAATAAAAAGTGAAATTTTATCGAAAGATTTATCTTCGTTGGCTCAGATTACAGATGAATCCGATCCTTTATATAAAAAAGTATATTCGGATGTTCAAAAAAAATTACAGGAGAAAATAAATCCTGCAAATACAATCGATAAAAATACTGCTTTTAAAATTTTGTATAAACTTTTATTACTTTCTATAATTTTAGAATTACAAAAATAAAGGAGAATAATATGGAATCACTATTAGCAAATACATACGAACAAATGGTTCTTTCTAAGAAAACAGCTATTTCAAGAAATGGTAGTTTCAATTCTCCCGTGCCGTTCGAAAGAGATTCCAAACTACAAAAATTAGAATATGATGTATTTTCCAGAATTTTGGATATAACAGGTATGATAAATGAACCCCCGACAAAAAAGACAAAGGTCGATATCATAACACCATCATTGGAAGATTGCATAAAAGAACTTATTGCTATAGAAAAATCAAATCTGGGATAAATAATATTAATGGACGATAATACCCCAATTCATCCTCATTTAGATGATGATAAAGCGGATAAAGAGTCTTTAAATAAGAACTCCAAAACTAAAAAGGAATCCCCGTATGTTTTCCAAAAGGAAAAGATCAATTATGAATTAAAAATAAAAGATCTTCCTTGGACAGAAAAACAAAAGGAGATTATAGATCTTGTTTTGGATAAAAAAACAAAGGCGTTGTTTTTAAAAGGACCAGCGGGATCATCGAAGACAATTCTTTCGATGTATTGTGGACTTAAATTATTAAATGCTAAAAAAGTATCTGATTTAGTTTTAATTAGATCTGCTGTGGAAAGTTCCGATTCTAAATTGGGATTTTTGCCGGGAGATATTATGGAAAAATTTGGTGTTTATTTGACTCCCTTCAATGACAAATTCGAAGAATTAATAGGTACACAACAAACTAAAAAACTTGAAAAAGATAATCGCATAACAGTTTGTCCTATAAATTTCGCTCGCGGATTACATTTCTCCGTGAAATTTATTTGTTGCGACGAAGCACAAAATCTTTCTCTTCGAGAAATGCAAACATTACTTTCTCGCGTGGGTGAATTCTGTAAGGTGATTATCTGTGGAGACCCAGATCAAAGTGATTTACCACCAAACAAATCTGGATTCGCAACAGTTTATGATTTGTTTAACACAGAAGAATCAATAGAACACGGAATTCATTGTGTAGAATTAACGGAAGATTGTATTGTACGATCTGATTTTTGTAGATTTGTATCAAAATCATTCAAAAATTTAAAAGATAAATTATCACACCATTAATATGAAATGAAAACGAACTTAAATTTTGAAAAGGCTAAAATCTTTTCAAAATTAGTTCGACTATTTTTAATAGGAATATTTATATTTTTAATTCCTAATCATATTACTGCCGATCCTCCACCTAATTATAAATTGGTTTGGTCTGATGATTTTAATGGCATAGAATTAGACAAAAGTAAATGGAGACATTGGTCTCAGGGTCAACGAAGACATGCTATAGATGTTCCCGAAGCGGTATCATTGGAGAATGGCAATTTAGTAATAAAAACATACACCATTGATGGTAAGCATTATACGGGAGTAATTTCAACTGAAGGTATATTTGAAAAAACGTATGGTTATTGGGAAGCTTCTATATGTTTCATGGATTATTCCGGAACATTTTCCGATTTTTGGTTGCAATCATCTACAATAGGCAATCCATTAAATGATCCCGGTAAAGCTGGTGTTGAAATCGACATCGTAGAACATAGAGTTTTTGATAATGATTTCAATCATATATCGGGGATAAATTCAATAAACCTACACTGGGGAGATTATGGTGAGAATAGTGGGTGGGATGGAATAGAAACGGAAGATCTTGGTTTAGGCATAGGATACCACACATATGCATTGGAATGGACCAAGGATTATTATAAATTCTACATTGATGGGAGATTGGTATGGACTCATACTCAAGTCATATCACATAGACCACAATTCATGATTTTTAGCACTGAAGTGCAAGACATGCTTTGGTCTGGACCAATACCAAAAGATGGTTATGGCACCAGAGAAAATCCCAAGGTCAAAATGATGGTTGATTATGTCAGATATTATGAAGCAGTGAAATGATTGGTAGCTAGTTCCGAAGTATCTGATAAATAATAAGATGGACACATTAGATACAAAAAAGGTGTCGAAGATAATCTTATTAAAGAAAGATAGAGTTTTATTATTATTTTCAGAAAGATTGCAGAAATTTCAATTTCCCGGCGGACATTTAAATGTAGATGAAACTTATATACAAGCTTTAAAAAGAGAATTATTCGAAGAAACCGGATTAGAATTATCTAATTATAAATTATTTTTTAAGAAACCTGATTTTGTTTTATACTATGGTAAACCAAAACCCGGAACAGTAAAACTCAGCAAAGAACATTCAAAATATGTTTGGGCTGATGTATATGATATACACAAATATCCTTTGTGTAAATTTACAAAAAGAGATATAGCATCTTTTTTAAAATACAAAATGCCTGTTAAAAAATCTACTACATCAATAAAATCAGATATTGAAGATTCCGAAACATGATGTAAAATATATTCATGCGAATTAGTATAAGTGGGTCTGCCAATTTGGGTAAAACAACATTAGTTAATGATTTCATTAAAGAATGGCCCAAATATAAAACTAGCGAATTTAATTACAGGAAACTTTTGGAAGAAAATAAATACCCACATAGTAAATCGTGTAATAAGGATGGTCAGTGGGCAATTTTAAATGGAATGATCGATGATTTACAAAAATACACAGCAGATGACAAAATTATTTTTGATAGATCACCTATAGATTGTTTGGTTTATTCATTGTGGGCATTTGAAAAACAATCATCTGATATAGACGCGGAATTTATAAACAAAATAGTTCCCCTAGTTAGGGAATCGATGCATTTTTTGGATATTATATTTTTCATTCCGAAGACAAAATTATCACCCGTTGAAATAGTTGGAGATAAATTAAGGGAAACTGATCCAGTATATATTGAAGAAATTGATAATATATTCAAGGCATTGATGTATCAATATCATAGTAATTTCAACAAGACCCAGTTTTTCCCGAAAGACGATTGTCCAGCTATAATAGAAATTTTCGGAAATAGAGAAGAAAGAATCCACCTCATCCGACAATATTTAAATACGGATGGTAATATTATAGGTGAAGAAGCAGATACGATACTTAATCCACAAAATCTGAGCGATATCGAAAATCTGTTACAAGAACAACAAAACGCAAATCAATCGGAAAAATTTGAAAAACAACAATTACAAATGTTGAAAGAATTTGTTAAGAATACTAAAACTTCTTAACAACAAAAATATTGTATTTTGCTTCTTGAATAGCTGGAGTGTATTCAGTCTTAAATTCAATTCTGCTGAGAATATCAGAAACACTCAATTCATATTCTGGTACTGTGCCACTAAGTGCGCTTAGTGCTGATGTACTACCAGTAAATGTAACCTTGTTTGAAGGTAACACGATAGGAGTTTCATCGGTGAGACTTATGGATTGTAGTGGGAATATACCAGTTATTGTAACAAGGTTCTGTTGTGATAGATTGCTTATATAGAATTGATTTTTAGCGGCATATTCATTAGCAGGTACTACAATGATATCTTCAACTGTTAATGGTAGGAGTGAAGGTACTTTTGTTGGTTCGAATAAAAGAACGGCAGTTCCGGAGTAATTATTCTGTGCTATCGTTACAGTTGCTTTGGCAACTGCAAATGAAGACAATGCACTAACACTTTGTTCCAGCGTAGAAATCTTAGTGCTAGTATCGGCGGATAAGCTCAATATAGCATTTGTATTTTCTGTAGCTAATGTAGTGATCAAAGTATTAGCTGTAGGTAATACGAAATTTTCAAAGTTGATTATATTAGTACCATCTGGGGTTTCTATCAAAATATAATCACCATTAACGATTTCCGTTACTTCGGGCAAATCTTTTACATTAATGTATACGTCTTCAGCCATTTTAATTATTTACATGTTTAAGCGAAAATGAAATTGACAAAATATGAAAAATTGGTAGGATGGGAGTAATAATGGAAACAATATTCGAATATATAGATTCTATTTTATATAAAAAAACAAAACCGCAAATAATAAATGAATCAGAAACTCAATTCAGTCTTTATATGGTTAATCGCTGGATTTCTATGCATAGTACCGACAATGCTAAGATTATTAACGAAACGACAAATACATACGGATCGATTTTAGGCGACAAACAGAATCAATTCGATTTCATATATAATACAATTCCTAAACAGAAAATTAAGAAAAAAATAGAGTATATTAAGAAAAATAAAGAAAAAACATCCGAAGTATCAGATGCAAATAAATCGATAGCAAAATATAACGAATTATCGATCAGAGAAATTGATACTTATATTGATTTATTGGAAGAATTAGCTAATTAGATTGTATGAAACAAGAATTGCCGACACATATGGATAATCTGAAAAATACCAAAGGTCTTATAGATCTTGATGGTAATTCAGAGGGGTTTTTTGGTTTTGATGATTATAAATTGTCCTTCGTATTTGATGATATTGTATTGGTTGAATATGTAGATGAAGTAGATGATTCAAATGGATCTGCTATAATGAGAAATGGTATTTTTGTGCCTACAAATGCGAATACCAAAGCATGGAGGAAAGGAAAAGTTATTTTAGCTGGTCCTAATGTAAAATATACAAAAAAGGATGATATTGTCGTATTTCCCAATGATCGTGGTGCCACTGTCTCGAATATGGAAATCGAAGGTTATGGCAAGGTCAGAAAGGGTTTATTTTTAAATGAAGCACGTCTATTTGGTATTGCTAAACCAAACTAACTGTTTTTAGATTAAATATATAGGTGAAGCGTGTCACCTATAATCAATTACATCTCACACTCATGCGTAATGTGTGTGAGATTTCTTTTTTTAGAAGACATCCCATTACATATAGACCAGATTTTAGGAAAATGCTATGTACAAATTCAAGTTCTTTATTAAATTCATTTAATGGAAGAATGGTACTTGGGTATAGACCACCGACACAATTACCGCATTTCAATCCACAACAAAAAAATCTAATTATCACTTGGGATATATTGATGATTGATTATAGATGTATAAATATGGACGAATGTTATTTGATAAAAAGTTATCCAGCAAATGATACATTCTGGAAATTTTTCAACGAAAAAATATACACGATGTCCACTTTAGAAAAAATGGTGTACATGGATTCATAATATGACAAATGTAGAATTAGCTTTTAATAATCTTTTACAAAGAAATCTGGAATTTCGAATAGATGGCAAACTAGTAAAGGAAGGTAAATTAGTTTTGATCAATCAGAAGGATTTTTATATAAATTTGTATCTTAAGTTAGATAACAACGAAACCAAAAAATATGAAATTCCATATCCATTTAAAATCCATGTGAGTGAGGGTATATTAACATTGGAATATACAATTTCTAGTTTCGGAACTGCCGATCATAATATCAAATACAGATTATTATCTTTGAATAAAAAAACCAATTCGAAGTTGTACAACAACAGATTGGTGATATACGAGAAAATGGCTTGACGAAAAGAATCTTATAGACTACCTTATCCCGGTGAATCTAATCGATAAATTTCCGGAAAATTTTACCCCACTAAAACAACAAGAGGAATTGCTATCTAGGATCGATGCTGCCTTTGACAAAGGAAAACGATATGTCATATGTTGTGCTCCAACAGGGAGTGGTAAAAGTTTTTTGTCAAAAACTTTAGGGAATGCGAGTAAAACTCCATCACAAGAATACAAATACTTGATAGAAAGTAATGAAGCATTTGCTATTGATCAGTTTGGTGAATATTATAGAGCATCTGATTGTATTGCAGAACCAGAATTTGGTGCTTTTGCTTTGACTATAACCAAAGGATTGCAAGATCAATATAAAGAAACATTTGACGATGCTAATCTTTTAAAAGGTAAACGTAATTACATTTGTGCTGTAGACCCTAGATTTGAAGTTGAAGTAGCTCCATGTGTTTTCGATTCCAAATTGAAGGACAAATGCATAGCAAACTCCGTATGTCCATATTACAATTCCAGAAAAGAATTGTTAGTTAGTAGATTTGGTGTTTTGAATTATAGCATGTTTTTGTCTTTGCCAGATCATGTCAAGAAAAGAGAATTTATCATATGTGATGAAGCTTCCGAGATTGAAGATGAACTAATCAAAAGATTCAGTAGGAGTATAAATCTGAAAATACTAAAAAAATTGGATATTCCTATTTTGGGAATACCGATATCGGATTATACAAAATTTCATGTTTGGTTAAACAACTTAATTATTAAGTTGAACACCGAAATTGATTCAATCAAGAAAAACTTATCTCGAAAGAAAAATGATATACCAGTATCGGAATTGCAAAGGTATTCGTTGTATAATAACTTGTTTATGTCTCTCAAGACAACAATTGAGACATGGAACTCTTGCGAATATTTGATAGAAAAAACGCAAAATGAAATAACATTAAAACCATTAAAGGTGGATACTTTGTCCAAACATATATTTGCATATGGTGAAAAAATATTGCTGATGTCTGCTACCATCATCGATCACAAACATTTTGCGAAAACATTGGGTATTGATGATTATGAATATATTGAAGTTGATTCTACATTCAATCCAAAGAACGCGCCGATTCTATCAACAACAAAAGTCAGGTTGAATTACAAAAATCTGAAAGAACAACTACCAAATCTAAAATCACAGGTCAAAAAAATATGTGATTATCATAAAGATGTGAAGGGAATCATCCATACACACACCATGGAAATAACGGAATTTTTAAAAGAAAATATAAAAGATTCTAGGTTTCTATTTCGAGTTCCCGGTTGCAATAACGAGCAAATATTGAAGCAACATTACGAATCTGACGAAAACACTATTTTGGTGAGTCCTTCATTGACATATGGTATCGATTTAAAAGAGGACTTGGCTAGATTTCAGATTATAATGAAAGCGGCATGGCTACCATTAGGAGATGAAAGAATCAAGAAATTGTTCAAGGATGATCCCGTTTGGTATTTGAATAAAATGTTGAATAATCTAATTCAAGCATGTGGTAGAGGTGTTAGATCTGAAAAGGATAAGTGTGTGACTTACATAATGGATGCATCCATAACCGATTCGGTATTAAAAAACAAAGATAAGCTACCTAAATACTTCCTCAAAAGATTCGTTTGATAAATATTAGCTGGGAGGATTATTGTTATAAACGCTAGAGCATTCCATTTCGAAATTCAAGACATGTTGATACAATTCATCGCAGCATTCGATGATATTGTAATTGGTAGACATAATAAGAATCGAGAAGAAAAGGAAAAAATACAAGTCAGATATGTACATGCTCCAAAAGAACGTGTTTTATTTGATATTGTAAATAAAGCTCAGAATATAACATTGCCTGTGGTCTCTATTAATATTACAAGTATCAATAGAGACGAAACTAGGGTTTTTAGTAAGAACGAATACATTTATCAAAAAACTAGTTTATCTGCTACACATTATTTGAGGATGCCTGTTCCGGTGAATCTGACTATAAGTATGTCTATTTTGGCATCTTATCAATCGGATTTAGATCAAATCATTTCGAATTTTGTTCCTTATGCAAATCCGTATGTTATAATTTCATGGAAAATACCAGAAGCATTTGGATTGCCTAATATAAATGAAATTCGTTCTGAAGTATTATGGGATGGTACTATTTCTTTAGAATACCCAACTGATGTCGATGCAACAAATAAACCAAGGTTTGTAGCAACTACATCATTTACTATAAAGGGTTGGTTATTCCCAGAAGAACCAAATGATGTATATAAAAACATCTATTTCATAGATGCCAATTTTCATTCAACGAATGAAATTAATAAGACATTTTCTTATTATGGTGATTTATCAGCAATCGGAACTGGAAATACGGAAGTGGTTTCTTTGACTGGAAAACCAGAAATAACAAATCAATATCTATTAGCTAATGGGATTAAATTATATGATATTCTTAATGAATATATAATTTCTGATGAAGATCAGAATTGTAGTATTCTTTTACTAGGTAAAAACTTTTTAGACATAAACAATGTAATATTAAGTTCGGATACAATTAATACCGATACCAGTGAAATTAATTTAGATTATACATATTATCCATCCATTTCTGGATATACTATACCAGATACGAATTACAAAATTCTGGATAAAAACACAATGATTGTTACGTTGCCTCCGATTAGTGGTGTCGGTGAATTTCAAATAGTATTATCAAATATAGTTGGTTATGCACAAGGGGTGGATAGTGATGTCAGTTTTTTTGCATTTTGCCAGTTGTAATTCAAATAAAAAATGTTTTAATTAAATTGATTTAGTGGGATTTCAAACTTAAATAAGTATATTGTGAATAATTTTGACGATGGTAAAAGTTCGACTTTTGGAAGAGAATTGATGAGTTATATCTCATCAAAACTTCCTTATTCCGGAGTTGGATCATATGTAGAGGCTGATAACCTAAATCCGAAATACAAATATTTCGAAGAAACTGGTTCGAGAAGATCAGAGGTTTTATCCAAGCATTCCATTTCTCAAAATTTTGATTATAACAATCAATCTGTTGCTGGTGTATTTTCGGATAACAGATACAACCAGATAATGTATGCAAATATCCAAAAGGATAAATTTGCAAGAATTAGAGACTATAGAGTAATGGCAGCATTCGCAGAAGTTTCGAATGCGTTGGACGAGATTTGCGATGAAATTATAAATATCGATTCGTTTACTGGTAGTTGTTTGAATATTAAATATCGAGACAAAAAATTATCAGATTACGAGACAACCACACTCAACAAAGAGTTTTATAAGTTCGCTAATTATTTCGATTTCGAACACAAAGGATGGTCATATTTTAGACAACTCCTTACCGAAGGAGAGATATATTGGGAACACATTATTCACAAAAAACATGTTGATAAAGGAATATTGGGTGTCGTTCAGATACCAACCGAAATTGTAGATCCCGTATTTTCGAACATCCAGAATGTTATGGTCAAAGGGTTTCTTTATAGAAAACCCAAATTCGATCCAAATAATCCATTAAAACAGATTGGTGTTGATTATATCCCGATGGATAAAAATCAGGTCACGTACATTCATTCCGATGTATGGAATGAAAGTAAAACGATGCGTGTTCCATTTTTGGAAAATGCTAGACGTGCATATCGACAATTATCAATGATCGAAGATTCTATAGTAATCTATAGATTAGCCAGAGCACCTGAGAGATTAGTGTTTAATGTTGATGTTGGTAATATGCCAGCACCTAAAGCAGAATCATATCTCAGAAAATTGATGTCTCAGTTCTGGTCTTCTAAAACATTTGATGTGAATCAAGGAGGTATTGCACAGAAGTTTAATCCACAGTCTTTATTGGATAATTTCTGGTTTGCGAAAAGAGCAGGTTCTGAAGGAACCAGTGTCACTCAATTAGCTGGTGGTGCTAATTTGGGTGAATTAACAGACTTGATGTATTTCGTTAAAAAATTATATCAAGCATTAAAAGTCCCCACAACTCGTCTAGATCCACAAGATGCATTCAGAGATGGTGCTGATATGTTGAGAGAAGAATTAAAATTTGCAAAATTCATAATTCGTCTACAACAACTATTTGCGAGTGGAATTAAAAATGGATTTATTACACATTTACAATTGACCGGATTGTGGGATAAATTTGATTTATCAGAGCAAAACATAGAAATTGAATTTAATGTTCCGACCAATTTCTATGAAATGAGAGAAAGTCAAAAACTTGAATTGAAACTAAACAATTTCTCTAATATTACCTCAAATGAAAGTGTATCACCATCATATGCTCAAAAGAGATATCTGGGTTGGTCTGATGTTGATATCAAAGCCAATAGAGAATTCTTAAGAAAAGACAAAGCATTTAGATGGGAATTGGCACAGATTGAATCCGCTGGACCTAATTGGAAAGAACAATTAGAAGCACAAGCGGCGGGTGGTGCTGCTCCTGCTGAAGCGGAAGCAGGAGGTGGGGGTGGTGGAGGCGGGGGATCTTTAGGTGGTAGTGGTACACCTCCACCGTTTACTGGTGGACCTGCGGCAGAACCAGAAGCAGCTGGTGGTGCTGAAACACCTCCAGAAACACCAACTCCCGGTGGTACAACGCCACAACCAGCACCAGAAGCTTAATATAGCTAAATAATAGCATGACATGTGCTATTACACCTATTACATCTTTTCAAAGCACGAATCTTAATAGTAAAATTGATAATTTTTCTAGATTGGCTGATAGAATCGTAAGATCTCTTGGTGCTCCATTAATTTCTATTGAAGTTCATCAAGATCAATTATTTGAAAATATTTCAATAGCATGTGAAATGTTTTCTCGATATGCTGGTTATACCAAAGAATATTTGATATTCGATTCGCAAATTTATAAAAAGGGAACGGGTATTAGATTGGATCATCTTTATACCTTGGCAAATCCAAATCTATCTTTGATGGAAAGATTGGAACATAAAACCCCCTCCAGAGATACTGGACCATATATAGAAACTGCGGAGACGGTTTATATCGCTACAACAGGTATACCATCTTCATATTTTGCATCTTCTTCTGCTCTTTCTGGAATTATAGGCGATGGTGTATTTGCAAATCAAATTATAGATAGCACTTTATATAAAGAAATGTCATCCACTTTGATTTCCGGTGGATTATCTTTATCATCTCTTTTCACAGAAAGTAGAGTAAATCGAGCTACTACAAATAATCCACAAACAAATAATCAAAAGTTTAATAATATGTTTGATTATGATGTCATGGATTATAGAAAGGTTATAGCTATAACAGATTTCGAAGAAGGCAGTACAACCGGAATCAATACTTTGTTTACTATAGAACAAACATTAGCACAACAAACGTATTTTAGTTATGCTATGGGTAATTTTGGTTTTGATTTGATTAGTTGGTATTGTGTTAAAAATTGGTTGGAAACCCGTGAAAAGGTTTTAGCAACTAAACGCAGTTATGAATTTGATGAGAGAACACAATATCTAAGAATGTATCCAGAACCAACAGATGCCGTAAGATTTTATGGCGTATTAGCTTCTTATGTTGAAAGACCGATTCGTGATATCATTAAAGAACCTTGGGTTTATCAATATGCATTAGCGTTAACGAAAATTACCGTTGGTTATGTCCGTGGAAAATATGGGCAGGTTCCATTATTTGGTGGTCAATTATTTTCACAGGATATTATGACGCAAGGTCAATCTGAAAAAGAAAAATTGGAACAGGATCTGTTCTCAACATCTGCTGGATTTGGTTCGTCGGATCCAGTTTCATTCTTCGTAGGTTAATTTTAATAATGTCACTCAATTTTAAAAAAGATCCTAGATTCACACAGGGCATTTTTAAACCATTAAATCCGGAAAAGTTCAATGGTAAATTTGCCATATTTCGTTCATCGTTTGAACGAAAGTTTATGATATGGGCAGACACAAATCCCAATGTATTGGAGTGGGGATCGGAAAATATTGTAGTTCCATACATTAGTCCGGTGGATGGCAAACCACATAGATATTATGTTGATAATTATGTCGTCATAAAAGAAGGAACGAAAATCAAAAAATATCTAATCGAGATTAAACCCTTTTCTCAAACAATACCACCCAAACCTTCAAATAGAAAGAAAAAAGCCACTGTAATTTATGAACAAAAACAGTGGCTAATTAATCAAGCTAAGTGGGAATCTGCTAAAAAATTCGCATCAACAAAAAATGCCGAATTTTTAATTATTACAGAAAAAGAATTATTTTAAAAAGGAATATCATCTCTGATGAATGATTCTTTGGCAACTTTAGCTGGTTTTTTGGTAGTTGGTTTTGTCTTAGATTTTTTGGTTTTTGCTTTTCCTTTTTGTTTTTTCAATTCATCAAAAGTCTTACCTTCCTTTGATTTTTTTGGTTCTATTGAACCAGCAGTTAAACGAATTGAAGGTGCCATGCGTTCTCTTGGTGGTTCTTCAGCAATCGGTCTATCTGGCATATAAGTGGACATTTCACCACCTCTTTCTGGGTTTCCTTTTCTTACACCAGCTAATGCAGCTTTGGTTCCTTTTGAACCTTCCTTTCCTTTTATTCTCTGGGCAAATGTTGTTGTGTCGCCAGTATGTCTGGTCACTCTTTCTCCTTTGGGTGTTACTCTTTGTGGCAGTGATGAATAATATTCTCGTGTTCCATCATCGATACCAATTAATGCATTTTTGATTTCTGTTAAAGTTGTATTGTATTTTTTTTCTGGGAAAGTGAAATAATTCAAAAATTGAATTATATTTTGAATTTTAAATTTTGGTATCAGACCAACCCCTTCATCCGGATATACATTGAGTTGATTTGATTTTGTCAAATCACCATCGCTCATCATAGATATGAGCTTTTCGATTTCTTTCTTTTTATTATCCCCTAAAATTTGCGTCACATCAATAATATCACCATTCTTCAAATCGTCATTTATTTTATTGCTATATTTGGAATTTAAAATTCTAGCTTCTTCTTCGGGCGGCATCATTTGATTTCCTTTACCTCCGGTAAAACCTGTTGCAGCTTCTCTGCCATACATCGTCTCACCTTTCCCAAGAGTACCTTTCATCATTTCGCCTTGTGCTCTGTATCTATTCTCATTTAGATAAGCTTCGAATATCAAATTCTGGTCATTCATAATTATATTTATATTAATACCTTCATATAATATAAATATGAATATGAATAAAGATCAAATAGCTTTAGAAAATGCGTATAAAGAAATTGTAAATGAGGGATTTAAGGAAGATGTGTTACCGCAATTGGCATCATTAGCATTAACAATTGGACTTATGTTTGGTGGGGGTAAAGCCATTGTTAAAGACATGAAAGAAAAAATGAGAGAAAGTGATTTGGGTCTTCCTAATACACCAATTCCAAATATAGATGATCCCAAATATCAAAAAAAATTGTCGGAGTATTTAAACATACTTAGTTTTTACACTGGTAAGTTAGATCAAAAACATCTTGATAATTTGGAACTGATTAAAAACAATTTAGAATTGTTGTCACCCGAACAGAAAAGAGATTTCGATGCCGCAATTAGACATCAAGAAAGAGTTAGGTATCAAAGACGATAATTTTAATTCTCAATAATAAATTATTACATTTGATATATAAAATTTTATGACTAAATCTAAATAATTTTATGTCATTAAGGCTTATTGTCGAAAAACCTGCTCCTGAAGAACAATTCGAATATATCTTAGAAGAAAAAGATCGAAATTCACCATCGACCCTTTACATAAAGGG